CTTTGTTCATCACGACAAACACAACACTTCTTGGATTTACGGATTTTACTTTACCTTGTGCGCCAAAATGTGGACAAGTAGGGTTAACATCTTTAACGACATCACCCACACCATAAGTGTATTCAGATAACTCTTGTCTAATCATTTCTTTGAGTTTACCCAATATCTCTTTTTTCATTGGTAGTCCTTTGTGTTTGGTTGATGCGAAATCTTTCACATCTTTCTTTTTCATATCTTTGGCGACATCTTGTGCGTCTTTGTTAAACTTTGACGCTGGTTGTTCACCTTTTTGGATTGACCTTACAATCCCC